ACACAACTGGCGAGGCAAACACTTTCCATATCAGCAGATACATTTCTCGGCACGCAAACGAAAGTTTGTTGAAGCAAATGTTGAAACTTGGTTTGTGATGTTGAACCACGAGCGCACACACGCTTTACTTATTAGCGGTCAAGATTTTATGGCAGCACCAATAGTAGAAAAAGACACGAAATACAGTGAAAAAGAATTGTTTGTTGAAGTTGATTCGCATTGGGCTATATTTAGAAATCTTAAAGAGGAGGCATAATGAACACTGCACAGATAGAAGGAATGATTGATCGCATTTGTGGTTTGTTTCCGACAAGTCAGATTGCACGCAACACTGTTAAGAGTGCTTGGACTAGCGATGACTTTCTGACATTTCAAAGCGTTGAAGATGCACGCAAAATTATTCCGCTAGTAATGGATCAGTTTGAGAAGTTTCCGAGCCTCAAAGAAGTTCACAGAGTGTTTCGTCAGTTGCACGCTTACACAATTCCAGCGATGGTGCAGAACTGTGAAATCTGTTTAGGTCAAGGTTGGGATAATGGTGAGCGCTGGAACTTCGCAGACAAAACTCTTCTTGATGATTGCTTTACAGAAGTTCACTTAGGTCACCAATACAGGGTTGTGAAAAGGTGTATTTGTAGAAAATAGTTGTTACCGATAACGAGAAGAATACTCACAGACCTAAACCATTCGCAGGGTAGTTGGTGACACTCGGCAACGAGGGTAGATCACGCTGTAAGCAATTACGGTGTGGGGCGAATAATAAAAGAGTTGGGAATCGCAGTGAGGCAGTGCGATGGGGGTATTTAGAAAACTGACTTACTTACTAGATACACAAACATATAAATAAAAATATATGTGTATGAATAACAAGAGCAACAGAAGTGGTAAGGTTGAGACATACGCCGACTGAGGCGAACGATGAGCGACTACGCCACGACCTGTCAAGGACAGAACAAAGAAAACTAATAAACCAACAACCAAGTTCAGAAGGAGGACAAGGTGAATCGGAGTTATATGAAAAAAGTTATTGCAGGAATTTGTGTATGTTTTATTTGGTGGGGTGGAATTGCTCACGCTGTGAGCGCACCTAATGATCTAAGAAGTGTCGCTGTTGATCTAGACAACCTCGTTCGTGTTGATGCGATAGACATTGTTGCAGCCGATTATGTTTATCCGAAACAATTTATGTGGGGCGATTGTTCTTGGGTTGATCAGGTTGCTTTGTCTGCTGGTTGGCTACCAAAAGATTTAGCGATGGTCAAAATGATTTCTGCTCGTGAATCAGGTTGTTGCCCGAATCGTAGAGGCGGTGATGCTGTAGATAAGTTTTGCAACATAACAAAAGTTACTGAGTGGAATCACAGATCGGATACTGGCTTGATGCAACTGAATGGCGTTCACTGGTTGCAATCGCACAAACATTACGCAGGTTTGTTTTGTAAGCGCCACAACATTTGTGAGCAAGAACCTTTGCTAGATGCGTTCACTAATTTGAAGATGGCGAAAGTCTTGTTTGATGTGGTGGGCTGGTCAGCGTGGCAGAAACAGCCCTAAAAAGTTTGTCATAAAAAAATTGTTTTAGAAAATCTTTGAAAACAGCGCAAAATAAGGGTTTTAGAGTGTTTTTGTATGTTTGATGATTGAGGTATTTGTTGTTGATCAGGTTATATTTAATACATCAAGCAAAACGCTTGATAGTTCAAGAGGAGGACTTAGAAAATGGAAACAGCAAACAAGAAGTTTGAAATTGGTCAAGAATTATCTGCTCGTTCAGCGTGTGATTACGATTGTGTTTTTAGGTTCACAGTTGTTAAGCGAACAGCAAAAACAGTGAGCGTGACTTACTTCAACCAAATCAAAACAGTTAAAATTCGTTTGAATGGTGAAGGCGAATATTGTTACCCATTGGGCACTTTTTCAATGGCACCGTCAGTAAGCGCAAAATAATCAAAGTTCAAGAGGAGGACTTAAAATGGAACAATTAAAAACAAATATCCTGAACCTAGTATCAGGCGAACACGACAGCAGTTACAGCCTTGCAAAGCAAGTTCTGTTAGGAATTGAAAGCGAAAACGAAACAGCAGAAGGCAGAGCAGCCCACTCAATGTTTAATGCGATTATCAGGTTTGCAGATAGCAGAACAGATATTGACCGAGCATTAGGTCAATTGATCTCTACTGCCAAGTCAGAGCAGGCAAGACTTCAGCAAGGTTCAAGACTTGATCTCGGCTGGATTAACCCGAGTCGCTTTGAAGAAACTGTGCAAGAATCAAAAAGATTAGAACACGAGATCAACACCCTCGCCTATCTGGCTGATCTGACTGGCGAGCAAAGAGGCGACCTTTTTAAGAAGATTCAAGAATTAACTTGTTACAGCAAATAAACCAAACCACCAAGAGGAGGAACAGAAATGAAAATCACTAAACACTCACTAGACCACATAGAACTAGTCTCATCAGGCGACACAGCCCTATTTGAAATCAGGCTTGTAGTAGCGATGAGCGACTGGTCAGACGATCAAGCAGACGCAGGTTTTGATGAAGAAGGCGCATTAAGTTGGCTGATGAACTTGTTAACCCTCGCATCAAACGGTGAGGACATCACAACAGGGGCACAAGAGTTTGTTAAATCAATGCTTACCCTTGACGAGCAGCGAGTACACTTGTGCAAAGTAGAAAAAGTCGTTTACAACATTGATGAGATCGGAGGCAAGCAATGAGTGAACTAACTTCAAAAACAAAACTATTATGTTCGCTAACTGGTGTCGGGATTTTGTTGATCATAGGTTTTATGCCAGCAAGCCCATTTGATGAAGTCACTCAAACAGACTGGATTATTTGGGCAGTTGTTATGGGTGCGCTACTCGGTGCAGCAACAAGATCACTGATCTTGGTCGCTTACCAGTGGTCGTATCAGCGTGAGCGAAAGAAGTGTTTAACAGGTCGCAGCCGATAGGCTCAAAGTGTCCTTGTGGTATGCACCCAACGTTTTCAACCCCTCTTGAGCGTTGGAAGTATTGCTGCCACAAGGACTTAATTTTATGAAGAGGACTGATGACAATCAAAGATTTAGAAAGCGCTGTAGCGTTCTTGAGAAGATTAAGTGTTGGGCAAGTTGAAGCAGAGCATTTAATTGAAACTGTTGAGGCTTTAGAAAACGAGATCACACGAAGAAGGGCGAAAAGTAATGTTAAAAACTGATGACGAAACAAAAGGCGTGAACCCTTACCGCAGATGCGTGTGCGCCAACTGGAACAACGATGATGGCACTTGCTCATACTGCGAATGGGAAGAAGAACACAACAGCGAGGAAGAAAACTAATGACCGACTGGCGAAGAATCGCTAGCGACCTTTACGATGAACTAAGCGTTAGAGGTTTGAACGGTGGTTACGCTGACTGCCTTTTTAGGCACTCATTAAGTGGCAGCGATACTAAAGATTGTTTGTTGGCGTTTGAACAAGCAGAAGAATTAGAATATCAACTTATCAAAGGGCAAACAAATGAGTGATTCATTGAACGCAGAGGTACAACACTGGCAGGCACGCACCGATGATATGCAAGTTGCGTTAGATCGCTTGCGTGAAGAACGAGATGCATTAAGGGTTGCCTATGAGTTGCTGAGAACAGAGGTTGTTGCTTTGCGTTCTACTGTTTCTCGTATTCAGGTTGCGATGTCGCAAGGTCAAGAACTCTAAAGTTTAATGTTTGATATTTTGCTCGGTGATTGCCGACAAGTTCTAAAATCTTTACCAGATAACAGCATTGACAGCATCGTTACCGACCCACCTTATGAACTCGGGTTTATGGGTAAGAGTTGGGATTCAACTGGGGTTGCTTATGATGTTGAAGTTTGGGTTGAGTGTTTGAGGGTGTTGAAAGCAGGCGGTCACTTGTTGGCGTTTGGTGGGTCACGCACATATCATCGGCTTGCTGTTGCGATAGAGGATGCAGGGTTTCAGATTCGTGATCAGATTATGTGGGTGTACGGGTCAGGGTTTCCTAAGTCTTTGAACATTAGTAAAGCGATTGATAAGGCTGCTGGTGCAGAACGAGAAGTTGTTGGGGAAAGAACGGGTGCGGTGAATCCGAACGGATACAAAACTGACGGCGTGAGCCAAAGTGGTGGTGCGTTTGCGGAGGGTATTTTTAACATCACTGCACCTGCTACTGCTGAGGCTAAACAATGGGATGGTTGGGGAACAGCACTGAAACCTGCGCACGAACCAATTGTGATGGCACGCAAACCGCTTGATGGAACTGTTGCAAATAATGTTCTAACTCACGGTGTTGGCGGTATCAACATAGACGGAAGCAGAGTGGGCGATGAAGTTTTGCCCAAACAGACTGCTGGACAGGCGCAGATTGGAACTTTTGAAAGAACCAATATGGTTACACCTGAGCGCATAGGTCGGTTTCCTGCAAACTTTATTCACGATGGCTCACAAGAAGTTATGCAACTATTTCCTGACAGCAAAGGTATGGCAACTCAAAGAAGTGGCTCAAACATAAAGGTTTATGGTGGCAACTCATTGTTTGAATCTTCAACAACCTTTCCTGATGTAAGACAAGGTTTCAATGACAATGGTTCTGCTGCAAGGTTCTTTTATTGTGCAAAAGCAAACAAAACTGACCGCAACGAAGGCTTAGACGGATTCGCTGAGAAACGCCCTGACGAACGAACTACAACAGGGATGGGAACATTTGACGAGAAAGGTGTTGCCAAGCAAGCCAACCATCACCCAACAGTCAAACCAACAGAACTAATGCGCTACCTAGTCAGACTGGTAACACCACCGAACGGCACAGTTCTTGACCCGTTCACAGGTTCAGGTTCAACAGGTAAAGCAGCCGTGTTAGAAGGTTTTAATTTTGTTGGCGTTGAACTGTCAGCAGAATATGTTGAGATTGCTAACGCACGTATCAGACACGCAGAACACAAATGAAAATCAAATGCCACAACTGCAATCACTCGTTTCAACCTGATCTAAAAAGAACTGTTGGCTGTCTATGTGATAGCGATGCACCAACTTGGCTAGGTGTAACCTCTGAAGGCAGGCTCATAGTTTTAAGCCTCACAAAATACACAATAGAAAAGGATTGAGATGGAACAGAGACAAATAGAGTTCGCAACAGTAGATGTAAACAGCATCAAAGCGCATCCGAAGAATGTGCGACAAGGTGACATTGGCGCAATCTCTGAATCATTGAAAGCACACGGACAGTATCGCCCGATAGTTGTTGATCGGCGCACAAACCAAATCCTTGCAGGCAATCACACTTGGCGAGCAGCAAAATCTTTAGGTTGGTCTGAGATCGCTGTGGGGTTCATTGAAACTAAAGATGACGATGACGCAACACGCATTTTGCTTGCAGACAACAGAACAACCGATCTTGCTTCTTACGATGACGCAGGACTAGCAGACTTGTTGAAAGAGTTGATTGTATCTGATGAAGGTTTAGAAGGCACATTGTTTGACGGTGATGCGTTAGACCAACTGTTAACAGACTTAAACCAAGAGCCATTTGATTTAGATTTAACACCAAAGTATATTCAAGATTTGAAAGTGCCTCAATATGAAATAGTTGGCGATGAACCAAACATCACTCAACTACTTGACACAACAAAAACGCAAAAACTAAACGAACAAATTGACGATGCAGACATCACGGACGATCTAAAACACTTCTTAAAAGCAGCAGCAACAAGGCACACAGTATTTGACTACAGCAAAATCGCTGAGTTCTACCCTCATCAAACACCCGAAGTTCAACAACTTATGGAGCAATCGGTACTAATAATCATTGACGCAAATGACGCTATCGCTAATGGTTATGCAAAATTATCTAACACACTTTCCGACTTACAACTACAAGATGAATTAGATGCTTGATAAAAACTTTGCCATATTCATTCTTACTCACGGCAGACCAGAGAACGTATTCACTTACGAAACATTAAAGTATTGTGGATACACAGGAAAAACTTATATCGTTGTTGATGATCAAGACGAAACACTTGAACAGTATTTTGAGAACTTTGACAAAGAACAAATTATAGTTTTCAATAAACAAACAATCGCAAACACTTTTGATATAGGCGACAGCGCAAAAGAACTACCACCAGCAGTTGTGTATGCCCGTAACGCTTCATTTCAAATGGCGAAAGAACTTGGTCTTGATTACTTTATGCAACTAGACGATGACTACAAACCATTCTTATATCGTTACATCAAAGGCGACCAACTATTATCTAACCAAGTCAAATCATTAGATGAAGTCATCAATGCTCTAATTACCTTCTTAGATGATTCAAAGGCTTTAACAGTTGCGATGGCACAAGGTGGAGATTTCATCGGAGGCGCAAAAGGTGGCGCAATAGCAAAACCATTACTAAGAAAAGCGATGAACTCATTTATATTTAAAACCGATACACCTATGAAGTTTGTTGGAAGAATAAATGAAGATGTGAATACTTATGTAACTAACGGTAATCGTGGTGAATTGATGCTCACAGTTACAGCGCTGATGGTAGATCAAAACAAAACCCAACAACATCACGGCGGATTAACCGACCTTTATCTACACATCGGAACATATATGAAATCAATGTATTCAGTAATGATGTCACCATCATCTGTTACCGTAAAATTTATGGGCACAACACACCCACGACCACATCACTTAGTTCGCTGGAACAACGCCGTACCAAAAATAATAAACGAACGCCATCGCAAACAAAGATGATTCAACGACCTTGCTTGAACTGTAGAACGCTCACAAGCAACGCCACACGATGCACCAACTGCCAAACACTCTGGAACAAACAACACCCAAAACCTGAACGCCTACACTACAAAGGCGACTACAAAAGACGAGCCAAACAAATAAGAGACACAGCGATTGCCTGTTGGATATGTGGCGAAGCAAAGAAACCTAATGACCCATTCACAGCAGATCACTTAATACCAGCAGACCCCAACTCACCACTCGCAGCAGCACACAGGTCTTGCAACTCACGCAGACAAAACAAACCAATCACATCAAACTAAACACGCACAAAAATAAATGCGATTTTTCCTAGATGTATATGGGTGCTACCCCTGTGCCCCCTACCTGCACAAACTGTCAGCAAAACTAGTTTTTATTTTTGCCATAAGTTGAGTTTATCTTGGTTGGTGTGTATATACTTGTCTTATCAACAAAAGTTGATAGTTCAAGAGAGGGACTTAGAAAATGGAAATTACACACAAGAATCAGACTTACAAAATTGTTCAGATCAAAACAGCGCCTGACAATTTTAGAACTCAACTTGGTTGGACACACTTTGCAGAAGTTAAACGACCAAATGGCAAGAAGTCTTATTGGGCAAATATCTATATCGTTGATGGTGTAATCGTTCAGTCAAAAGTGATCAACTGATGAAATCAGCAAGAAGAAGCAAGTGCATTCATTGTGGTCGCAAGATTGTTGAGCGTGAAGCAGATCAAGAATATGTTGATGAGTACGGCGCAGGTAGTTTGGTTTGGTTTGATGTTGTTGAGTTTCGTTCAATGTGTTTGATCAATCGTTACAGCACATCACACATCACTCAAAAGGAATGGGATTCTTGCTTATGAGTGCAACGACAAAACTTACCGCAGGTGTCTTTCAAGTTGTTGGCACTGGCTATGCAGTGATGAATGATTCTCACCGACAATGGTGGGTTGCCAAAGTTGTTGATGGGCTGGTCAGTCTTGAAAATGATCACAGATATTTTGTGCAGGGTTCACGAAATGAGGCTATTGAATATGCGAAAGAATTGCATCGTGCCGTTGTGGCATACTAAATAAATGGGTGGCAAAGGTTCAGGTGGTTCAAATCGTAAACCTGTTGAGCGTAAACGGCGTATAGGTAATCCTTCAGGGCGCAAACTGCCTGAAGTTGTGAGGCTGGCTGAGATCACAACACTTGCTTCATCGCATATCCCTGAACCATTTAGACCGTTGGGGGTTCAAGGTTTGAACTTGTGGAATCAGGTTTGGCAGTCTGGTGCGAGTTGGCTTAAACAAAATATGGATACTGAACTCGTTTTGATGTTGTGCGAAGCAACAGAGGAAAGAACACGGTTAAGGGTTATGTTGCAGAATGATCAGACTTTGTGGCGTGAACGGCGTGCGTTGCGTGAAGTAGATCGGCAAATCATTACACTATTGGGTCAAGTGGGGTTCAGCCCATCGGAGCGAGGATTGTTAGGAACAGGTGAAACAACGAAGCACGAGTTCAGCGACTTACATAAACGGATTGCCGAAAAGCGTTCAACCAGCAGATAAATGGAAACCTGCCTTTTATACGGCACGCAAAAATGTTTCAACTGATGGCGATGAAATAATTGATTTCGCTGAAAACTATTTTAATGTTCTCAAAGGTTTCAGATCAGGTGAGCCGTTGCAGTTCACTAACTGGCAGAAATGGTTGTTGCGTTCGCTTTATGAGCGTGACGATGTTACAGGGCGTTTGCGTTATCGCCGTGCGCTAATCGGTTTGCCTCGCAAGCAGGGCAAGTCTTTGATGTTGTCTGCGGTTGGTGTTTACGGAATGATTGCAGGCGAATCAGGTTCAGAAGTTTACGCAGTAGCAAACGACAGGCAGCAAGCACGAATCATTTTCAACGAAGCAAAACAACAGATTGTTAATAGTCCTTTGCTTAATGCTGAATCAAAAATTTATCGTGATGCTATTGAGATGCCACGCTTCGGTTCTGTGTTTCGTGTTCTGTCATCAGACTTCAAAGGTCAGGCGGGATTGAATCCATCACTCGTTTTATTTGATGAACTCTGGGGACAGTCAAGCCACGACCTTTATGATCAAATGACTTTAGGCTCAGGTGCACGAATAGAACCATTAACAATCAGTATCACCACTGCTGGCTACGATTTAGATTCACTCGCAGGCAAGTTATACCAATACGGCAAACAAGTTTCTTCAAACGAAGTTGATGATGACAGTTTCGGGTTTTGGTGGTGGGAAGCACCAACAGATTGCGCCATTGATGACCGCAAAGCGTGGCGCATAGCAAACCCTAACCTTGCAGAAAAACTTCTTGACCCCGATGATCTTGCTGTTGCTGTTAAACAAACTTCCGAGATGGGAATGAGACGCTGGCGACTCAATCAGTGGGTAAGGTCGCAAGAATCGTGGCTGCCTGTAGGCGGTTGGGAACAATGCGTATCCGATCTTGATCTAAACACGACTGAACCTGTCTGGATTGGGATTGATATGGCATTAAAGCACGACAGTATCGGGGTGGTTATCGCTCAACCACAAGGCGAAAAAGTTGTTGTTCGTGCAAAGATTTGGCAACCAAGTTTAGAAGGCGTTGATGTTGCTGATGTTGAAAAGTATTTGCGTGAACTTCATCAGACTTATCAGGTGCAAGAGTTCGCTTATGACCCTGCATACTTTCAAAGAAGTGCTGAAGTGTTAAGCGATGACGGTTTGCCAATGGTTGAGTTTGGTCAATCTGCTGCACGAATGATACCTGCGTGCGGTAACGCCTACGAAATGATTGTGAACAACAAAGTTGCGCACGATGGCTCACCAACATTCACAGATCAAGTCTTGTCAGCAGCGCAACGCATGACTGATACAGGCTGGCGACTAAGTAAAGGCAAATCAAGGCGCAAGATAGATGCTTGTATTGCTATGGTTATGGCGTTAGATCGTGCAACAACTAGAGCGACAGCAGTTATACAGCCTTCAGTATTGGACATTTGGAAATGATGAACAAACAAAACATAACTACAGCGATGGAAATTGTTGGTGCGATTCTTGTTGTCGGTGGCATCGCAACATTTAGTGTTCCGATTAGTGTTATTGTTTCAGGAATAATTTTGATTGTCGCTGGAGGCTTTACAGTATGAGTTTGTTTCGGAAGTCTGAACAGCGTGCGTTGCCAACTTCTATAGACCCATATCAAATATCTGCACGACCTTATTACCCGAACTATACAGGTGAGATCGTAACTGAACTCACAGCGTTGGCACATAGTGCAGTTATTTCTGCTGTAACTATTCTTGCTGATTCTATTGCTGCGATGCCTCTAGAACTTACTCGCACTCGTGGTGGTCGCATTGAGAAACTTCCAACACCGTCAGTTCTGCAACGCCCGAATGATCGGCAAAATATGTTTGAGTTTGTTCATCAGACAATGGCAACTCTTGCCTTGCACGGCAACGCATACATTTATGCACCGCAGGGTTCAAATGGTTTGCCTTTAGAGATGCGAAACATTCACCCGAAAGCGATCAACAAAATTGTTGAGACTGACACAGGCGAAATGGTTTACGAGTTAGGGAAACAACAGTATTCAAGCAAAGACATTCGTGCGATTCACTGGCTGATTTTGCCGAATCAGGTGCGTGGTGTTTCACCGATTGACACAATGAGAAACACAGTCGGTATGGGTTTAGCGATGGATAGATTCCTCGCACAGTTCTATGGTGAAGGTGCAACACCATCATCGGTTTTAGAAACTGATGGCGCACTAACACCTGATCAAGCAAGACAAATAAGAGATTCGTGGGAGGAATCACACTACAAACATCGTAAGCCAGCAGTTTTGCAAGGCGGTTTGAAATGGCGACCGATAACAACTAGTGCTGCTGATATGCAAATGCTTGAACATAAGGAATCTATTATTCGTGATATCGCTCGTGTGTATCGGATACCGTTGCATTTAATTATTGGTACAGGTGGCGACTCGCAGACATATCAAAATCTTGAAGCAGTAGGTTCAGCGTTCTATCAATACACTTTGCTCGGTTGGGTTCGTAGATTAGAAACAGCGTTCAGCGAAATGTTGCCACTAACACAGCAGGTTCGTTTCAATGCTTCAGAGTTCTTGCGAGCAGACTTGATGACTCGTGTTAAGGCTCAGCAGTTGCAGATTCTTTCAGGCACGATGACACCGAACGAAGCACGAGAGATTGAAAACCGTGAACCTTATGAAGGTGGCAACGAGTTTGTTGCGCCTTCAATCACACCGAACATCGGCACTGACGCATTACCACCTGAAAAGTAGGAAACATTTATGATTTCAAAATCAGTAACAGTAACAACTTCAGCAACACTACTTATCGCAGCAGATAATCAACCTCGTACTTGTTACTTTCACTCAACAAGTGGCAGCACATAT